GATTTCACTACACATCACATCTCCAATGCCTCTACAGTCTTTGCCTTTAGGATACCCTGCTGTTAAGCTCGCATAATAAGCTCTTACTGTATATAAAGCCTCTATTGCCCTTTCCGTTGATAATTCATTCGTCATTCGCTATCACTCTCCTCTGGAATAATAACCTCTGTGATGTCGTATCTAATAGTCGGTATCTCGTCAAAATGAAATGTTGTCTGTATCGTCATATCTCTGTAATTTTTAGCATTGTCAACTATCTCGTTATATCTTTTTCTTAATTTCTCAATAGCGTTACCTCTTGTAAAAATATCTTTACTCATTCTTATCCTCCAATCTGTGACATATTTCACAAGCTATCCAACCTAGCAATACAGGAATAATATTTTTAATAATATAAATCATTATTCACGCTCCTTTTCGTTTTCATTTACCCATAGCCAAGTCTGATACAATGACCAAGCAATAGGTTTTTTTATAAATGGATTTTTCATAGCCTTTTTGTAATATTCTTCAAACTTCTTTACTACTACATAAAATTTCATTTTGGTTACTCCTCAATAATATAAACTTCATAATCTCCAGTAAGCGCATAGGCCTCCGAAGTGCTGTCAACGAAGACATCTATTACATTGTTTGACATGCCACCGGTATCTTGAACTACTCTCTCGCCTATTCCCTCGATATAAACTCGTGTTCCCATCGGTAAACTATTACTTGCCACCGTGACACCAGCTTCAGGCATTACACCAGATGCACAAGCACTCCCTGTTGCCACATATCCAGTGCACCGATATGTTCCGATATATCCATCTGAGGATGGAGCGGTATCCATTGGAGCGGAAGAAGCTGGCTCGGAATATGTCTGAGTCACTTGTGCAGTTCTTCTTTGTCTTGCCAGTTCAGCAAGATAAGCCTCGTGTTGTTCCTTGGCCTCTGCCTTCCACTCTTCCTTGAGCTTGTTATATTCCTCGATTAGCTCACGCTTAGCTTCTATCTTCTCCGAAACACAAGGCTCAGCCTCTGCCATATTAACCATAGCGTGTTCCTGGATAAATACCACTCGGAGCGGTTGCTTCTCCTCAGGCTCCTTGTTCTCATACACATACTCAAGTTGCATCAGCAGTGGAATCAGTAACACCATCACTGTCACCGCCTGTAATATCTTAATCTTCATTGGTCCCCTCTTTCATCTTGGTTTGTAAGTACTCCATAAAAGCACTTAGAATTATATTCACGAATAGCTGGGCGGATGTATTGTTATATTTTTCTGCAAGCCTATCTGTTTCCGAAACAACCTTCTCCCAGTATTCATCCTTGTCTTCCGGTATCCAAAGCTCCTGGCATATCGTGTAAATATCATTGAATGCCTCACGCTCTTTGCTGCCTTTTAAAAATTTATATTCAGCCATTACTCATCCTCCCAAGGTGGAGCGGTTTCTTCTTCCGGCTCCTTTAGTTCTTCATTCCATCCGTAATTCCTCTGAAGCTCGACCTCATTTGTGTATATGCGCTTAGATGCAAAGTCATATTTTGTAACCGTGCCATAGTTGTCTATTCTTCCGAATAATCTATTCTTCGTGATCTTTAGGATGCGATCATCTTTTGTTATGCTGCTATCATTCTCCAGCATCTTCTTTGTTGGTCTCTCATAGCTCAGCACTATGGATGCCAGGTTGATTATGTCTAAACTACCGGATACACTCTCATTAACTTCCGTGAATCCGTTGTCCTTGCGCTTGTGTGCAACTAATATGATCAGGACATTATATTCAAGTGCTATCCTTGCCATCTTCTTAACGAATAGGCTCTGTTTCTCATACTTGTCATGACCTAGTCCCTTTTCTAGATCCATCGCAGTCATCAAGTTATCAATGAGAATTACTCTTACACCATATTGATTTATTACTTGTTCCAGGAGAGCGCTAAGAGTATCATCCTCATTCTCTGTAAAATTCGTGTTATCATACAGCCAGATCCTGTCCTTGTACCACTCAACTATCTTCTGCAGTGCATCTTCTTTGATAGCTCTAGGCTTCTGATCATATTGCCACTTAGCCCACTGCTCATATGTGTTCTTAGTTCCTGCAGCTTGGAAGTCTATCCAACTCTTGAACAGATAGTTCGGAAGTTCTCCGGAGTAAGCAAAGCATTTATAGTTATTTTGTAATGCACTTAATAATAATTGACTCGCAAGTGTTGACTTACCATCCCCGGCTTTACCAGTAAGAAGGATAAGTTGTCCGAACGGAAGACCACCACAAAGAACCTTGTCCGGATATTCCAATCCTGTTGATAGTTTCTCCAGCATATATGGATTTACGTTTTCAACCTTGGATAATGATATCGCCTTGCTTATTGGAAGCTGTTCCGCTCCATATACGCAGCGCTTGATCTGCTCCGGTCCGTACTTCTTGAGGATCTCGTTTGCATCCTTGCAGTCCTTGTAATCTTCTACTCGAACATGCCAGACTCTATACTTCAGCCTATCTGCTAACTCATTGAACAGCGTGATAATTCCATTCTCATGATCTCCGAATACAACTATCTTGTTGAAGTTATGGAGCCAGTCCCAGCAATGAGGAACCCAAGTGAATCCCTTTGCTCCTGTTGGAACCGAAACAGCATTCTCAATACCGGCCTGTGCAACTGACAAGCTATCTATTTGGCCTTCTGTAATAACAAGTGTCTTGTTGTTCAGATTACATTGAGCCATTCCGAACAGAATAGGTTTGCAATTTCTCTCGCACCATTCCTTGTTCTCGCCTTCCTTAGGAGCTGGATTTCGATATTTAACAAACTGCATCTGAGACTTTTCATCCAGGAATGGAAAGACTATGTTGCCATCCTCATTCGCTGTGATCTGATACTTCCGAACAATGTCTTCCTTGATGCCTCTTGACTTCATGTATTCAATAGCTGCATCCTTCGGTTCTATTGGATCTAATTTCTTGAATGTCCTGTAGTGGCGCTGGTTGCCTATTCCGTAATAAACATCCGCATCTCTTCCGAGACTGAAGTTGAAGTCCTGCGCTAATCTGATCAAGTTACCACTAGCCTCGCAGGAAGCTCGGAAGCAATGGAACTGTCCTGTATCTGCATTTATAGAAAACTTCTTTTGTTTTACATCAGCCTTCTCATTACAATATGGACAACGAGCAAATGAATATTCTTTTCCGATGAGCTTAACTCCAATGCCAGTCTTCTCAGCTAAGTTGTAGACAGCTTCTCTGACGTCATACTTTATATTATCCATTCGCCATCCTCCCCTCGCCTTGGTACTACGTAGCCTTCCTCATCTTCATCTTCTGGCGAAGCCATATTATATTCTTCTACTTCTTTATTATTCTTATTATTCTTATATCTGTGGTTAGCAACTGGTTGGCTATTGGTTAGCAACTGGTTATTTAATGGTTGGTTTTGTGGTTGGTTGCCTTGATACTGATTGTAGTTAAGTACCGTAAATAGTAGCTTTTTGCCATGTTTAGAAATGGTTAGCTCATTGGTTGATAACAAGTGCTTCAATGCTGTCCTTGTGTTCTGCCTGCTTAAACCACATTCTTTGGATAAAGAGTCTATTGTTGATATAAATTGTCCTCGCTTGTACTTAATTCCCCTCCATGTTCCATCTTTCCAATTTGCCCTGATCAAGCAGTGAATAAACAAGGTTTTTGTATTAACATCCGTGTACCATTCCCATCTCACAAGTTTTCGGAATAACTTCAAATATTCAGCATCACTATATTCCCAACTCATAAATCGACCTCAAATCTATCTATCCTGTAGCCCTTTTTTGTTTTGCACTTGTAATATGCGTGAATTACATTTCCTATAAGCTCTGCTTTATAGTATCTCCTGGTTGTAGGATTATAATTCTCAACATATTCCAAAGGATCTAACGCACCAACTCTTAAACCACATTTTTCACAATAATGTTTGCCTTCTGATTCTACATATCCCCAACCTTCATAAGAATGTAGATCTTCTCCACATTCATCACAAAAGACTGCATCAACTGTTAGTTGTATCTTCTTAATCATCCGAACTCACCCCTTTCTAGTCTTTCCTTAATGTCTCTGTATAAAACCTCTCTGATAAGTGCTCCTGAGTTCTTAGATTCACAGAATAGAGTTGTGATGTTATACCGGACCTCGAATGCCATCAGCGATGCCAGGAACGCTTTAGGTCGGAATTTGGAGCGGTATTGTCCTGCCATAAGCAGATCAAGAGAAGCATTCTCAACCAACAGATAAACCTTTGCGTTATAATCTCCGGCTCTCTGAAACTCCCTCTCGAATCTCTCTCGGCCTCTGGTAAAGCACGCAGCCAGCTCATCAAGATTCTGCTTCCGCTCCACAACACATAATCCATTCACTCTCATATCCGATCTGTGCAGCTTCTCACCATCAATAACCACGTTGTAAGTATAATCACCATAATTCATTGTCTGCCGGTAGTATGGCACTCCCAGAGCCTCATATCTTGACGAAGCTCTGTGAGTAGCCTGTTCCCTTGTATCAACTATGATCTCCATCGAATCCAGGATGCTTTTAATCTCAAAGTTGTTCATATTATTTCCAAGGAAGGTCTTCTGCTACAGTGTCTGGAACATTTACAAAGTCATCAGCAGATCCTTCAGTTCCAACAAGCTTATCCTTAGGCATTTTTCCGAACTTACCATCTCTTATGTCCTGAGCTATCTTAGTCCAGGCTAATCTTGTATGATCATAGATATTGCCATTACTAGCCTCTGTCTGTTCGATTCGGAATATACCTCCGAAGGTTTTTCCTTCTGCCTTCTTCTCGTCTCCATCAAACACATAGCCATTATTAGAGTCCTCTACATTAGCCCAAAATGTATCCCACTGCTCCGTGATAAATGGAAGACATCCTTCTGTCGGAATAGTAAGATAATGTGTCGCATCATAGCTCCAAACTTTATCCTCTCTAGTATCTGCCTCATATTGCTTCTTGTAGAAGTCCTTATAATCGCCCTCAGCTATGTCAAAATAAATCTTGATCATAGGATTACCCTTCTTGCTAGTAGCTTCTTCCAGGTGCATGATCTTGCACACATAAGCTCCCTTTGGAAGCTGGTCAAAACTCTGTCTCCTGTTGTTCTTGTTATACGCTGGAACCTTAATCATTACTCTTATCCTCCTTAATTTTTATTGGTTCTTGATTTATAGTTAATGCTTCTATAGGAGAAGCACCTCTATGAATACGTGAATAAACACTTCCTGCATTAAGTCCGAAAACATCACACCACTCTTTTACAGTCTTATGTTCTCCGTTAATAGTTATCTGTCTTTTGAATGCGTCCTCGACAATAGCTTCCTCGAAGCTCATACCTCTTCTGATCCTGCCTCTTATCCTTTCCTTGTTTAGGTTTAGAATCCTAGCCCACTCAGCAAGACAATGTGTTTCTCCTTTATAGGTATAGACCGGAACATTCGTTCTGTTTTTTGGCTGTTCTCTCAGAGGAATCCATTTGCAGTTTTCTGGACAATAGTCTTTTTTGTTATCAATTCTCTCTATGGAATAATCATTGCTAGGAATTGGCCCCATATCTTCCAGGAAGTTATCAAAGCTATGCAGCCATCTATCACACACCTTTATTCCTAGTTTCTGATAAAGTCCTGTATTCTTATTGCTCGGAGAATAGCAGCGAGCCTTCATAGCTTTCCAAATCCTATATTCTTTAAGACTCCTCTTGTTCATCCTTAATCTCCATTTCGTAGTATTCTCTTATCGCCTTATCTACAATGGTTAAATCATTTTCAATGGATATATCATCAAACATTCCGATCGGAGTCTTAGCCACATCATTCTCAGTTGACTGTGTATAAAACAGATGCTTTCCATTCTCTACAGCACACCTCAGGACAACTGTGAACATCCCCTCTATACAAACTTTTTCGTCAAGTAACTTTCCTATAGTTTTAGGTCTGATGTTTCCGAAGTCATCTGTATCCTCGTGCATGAAAATGTAAACTATGCGGTCCTTCTGAACAGACTTCTTGATAAACTCAATTAAGTTCCAGAAGTGATCTCCTATCTTGTTGTAGAATGAAAAGACTGCATTTCCAGCTCCTGCATTAGAGTGGCCTTTCATAAACATATTGGTGATGAGGTATCCTGCATCATCTATCACTATGCTTTTGGCATTAGCTCCCACAAGTCCTTTCATAACCAACTGATAATCATCTGTTGATATAGACTGAATATGCCCCTTGAATGGAAAAGGCTTATCAATAACATTCACAACTGCATAATGATTATTATCAATGCAGTTTCTAAGGCTTGCGCTCTTTCCAGAGCCGGACTTACCTATTATTAACACTGGCATTCCCATTTCGTTTCCTCCTATCTAACATCAAAATTAAAATCAATATTGATATCCTCAGTGACCAGGTAGATGCGATTGCCATCTGTTCTGACATTGACGATATCCTTGTATAAGCTGCACTGAGGAATATCCACGAGCACTTCCTCTACTTCTTCCATTGTCAGTGCTTCAATTAACGCTTGTCTGTCCATAATTCTCTCCTATCTAATTCTTAAACTCTGTGACTGCTCAAGATGAGCAATTCCACTTAGATCCACACCATCATTGATGGCAGCCTTAATAGCTGTCTTATCCACTTCCGGCTCCTTGAATTTCAGATAGTCCTCAGGAATATCTCTAACATTCTCGACATCTATAACCACAGAAGGAGCATTCTTCTGTATTCCGAAGCTGAATAAGTCTGTCTTGAACTTGGTCTTACCGGTCATTTCCATCACGTTCTGTAATGTAGCCTTCATATTCTTGATGTTGTTCTCAATGGTCTTCTTCTTGGATGTGAGCCTATCTATCTCAGCTTTAATTGCTGCTATGTCTCCTTCCAGGTTCTTCATGACCTTTGCATAGTTCTCGGCCTTGACTTCCAACTCTCCTTCGATAGCCTCTAAGGTATCAGCCAGAGTCTGTGGATCAAGCTCAGGATCTCCCATCATGTCTTGTACTCGGAACCAGTCCGAAGTAATTTCATAGATATTCGCCATCTTCGTCCTCCTCTTCTTCTGTTATTGGATTTAATCCGATATGGAATAGTAACGCACTAGCCATCATTCCTAATGCCAGGAATGTCAGCCTGTCGCTGTGCTTTAGATAACCGATTGCAAATAGCACAAT